TAACTGCCAGAACACTAATTACTAACTGCTCGATATTGTCGAGTGATGCAGGATTGCTATTATAGGCAACTGCAACTGTGATGGTCATATTGACCTTAGCGCGAATGTTTGATTTGCTGATTGTTTCAAATTCTAGGTATGGTGAATCCGGCACAACTACAACAGCTGGCGGGATTACTGTTTCAGGCACAAATGAATAAACATTTCCTGCAACGCTAGATAGGGCGGTTGCTAATGGTGTGCGAACTTGTTCAAGAATTGTCTGATTAGGCATTATTGACAAATACCTTCAGTATCTACATAAGGCCCTAAAATTCCAATTACTCTTGAATATAAACTGCGACCCATACGATAAGGAGTTGCTGTAAAATCTACTCCTTCGATTTGTCCTCCGGCTGCGACTCTTGATTGAAAAACTTCGACTGATATTGCAAAGACAGCTGATCGAACAGATTGGTTTCCAACATAAGTTGATGCTGATGATAAAGTCGCGCTTCCACTTGGAATAACATTTGCTTCTGCGACATCGGCATTAGTGATTGCAGCTTGGAAGGTATATGCTCCAAGATCTGTGTCAAGTACTGTTCTTGTTCCATTGTATGGGCTTCCGCATCCTGCGATAACGACTGATTGTCCGGCTGTGAATTCATGAACACCTAGTGTAGTGAAAGTGGCGACATTGTCGTTTAATACTGTTTTTTCAATTGGGCTTTTGAATGTAACCAACATTGGCAGAATAGTGTTTTCTGCTGTATCGATAATTCCATCTAAATAAGTATCGTTATACAAGGAAGATGACACGCCTAATACGGCTCTCAACTCTGATGCTGAAATTATACTAGGCAAGTGTCATCTCCTTACTCCCATTAATGGATGCCTGAGATCGGGAGCAACCCCAGGCACTCAGTTAAATTAAGAAACTGTTAGTTTGCGGAATGCTGTTGGGTAGCGATTAACTACTGCAACATATCCATAAACACCAATCTCAATGCGACCATTAGCAACAATGTTTGCACGAAGTTCAATTCTTGGTGACTCATGGAAGCGCATTGCGTTTGATGGATAAACCAATGCAAACTTGTCGCCTGTGTAGTTTGGATCAACAACTAGTGAAAGTCCTGCGACTGTTCCCTGAGTTGAGCCTTGTGAAATTAGACCGCCAGCATTTTGCGGAAGGGCAGCTGCAAATAGTGGTCGGTTAGAACCATCAACTGCTGAAAGCAAGCCTGTGAAGCTAACTGTTCCAGCTGCTGTTGGAGCAACGCATAGACGATTTGGAGTTGAGCGAGTTACCTCATATGAATCAGCAATACCATCAGCAATTGCTGCATAGATTGATGCTCCAGTTGAAGCTGCTGCTGCATCGCGTGCAAGACCTAATGCGTAAGCATCTGTCTTTTGTGCGTAAGATGCTGCTAACTCACGAACTAATAAATCAGCAAATGATCCGCCATCAATCGCAGATCTGTCAAATAGCTCAACATTGACCACATTAGCGCCCGCAAACTTAACGACTGAATCTTCTTGGTATGTAACAGTTGTATCTGTTGATGAAAACTCAGCACCTTCAGCAGTTTGTGCAACTGTTGCTTGTGTTCCCAATACAGGTGTGAAGATCTTCATTCCTGTTGCAGGAAGCGGAGCGCGCTCTATTGAATCAATAAATGGGCGAGATGCATCAATAATTCCAATTGCATCGCGTAGATAATTTGGTGGAACAGATCCGGTGTTCTCAGATACTGTTGCAATTTGTAATGCTGCTACTAAATCGCGTGCATCTGTATCGCCTTGAATAGCGCGAACCTGTGCATTTAGATATTGTCCTGCTGTAACATTTGTATCAACGCGTGGCTTTGTATATGCCATGTAGTTGGCTGTTACAACTGGAGCTTGTGCCGCTTCTACCGCTTCGGTCGCGATAGGAGCTTCAGATGTAATCTCTGACACTTTGTTCTCCTCTGTTGTTGTATCCTCAGCGGCTGCTTCGGAATTCTCTATTGGTGTTTCACTAGCTGCAACCTCAGCCACTCTTGCGCTATCAATTGCTGGTTCTGTAACGAGTGAAACTTCTTGAAGTGTGCTTGATTTAATTCTTAGCACGCCTTCCTCATTTTTCCATTCATTAATTTTTACACCTACGCTAAAACCATCACGAAGCCCAGTTGCAGCTTCCTCTAATGCATCATCGGCTCTAAAAGTCTTGGCTAAACGAAATGTGGCTTCCAAGCCTGTATCGGTAGCAGTAATATCAACTAACTTACCTAAAGGTTTTGTTGTTTGATGCTCAAGCAATAATTTAACAGGCTTTGAGAAATCAATTGAATCTTTTTCAAATACAGTTAATCCTGCACTTGTTGATCCTTGTTCATCCCATGTAACGATCTTTCCTGAGATTGTGCGCTTGTTAGTGTCAGCAGCTGTTATCTCTATTGGGAAACTAATTTTCATCGTATTAGGTCTTCTTCCTCTTGGATTTGTTCAACGCTCATCGCGCCGATGCGGTTTAGGATTTCATAAACTTGCGCACGCTCTAATGCTGAGCCACGCAAAAAATCATCGATGTCGAAACGCGTCTCTATGCCGTTGGGGCAGAAATCCTGAGCGGATAGGCGTTGCTCAATCGCTGTCAAGATTGGTCGTAGAGAAAAATCAATTAATGCTTTTCTTTCGGCTGTCATGTTTGAATAAGTCATTGAAGTTGTTTCAGCAGATACGAAACTGGCCGGAATTCCTGCTGCCCTGCAAATTTCCAAAGCTAAGTATTGACGGGCTTCATTCATCTGAAGTGATTTAGGATCAAAGCCCAAAGTTTGTAATTCAACATCAGCATTTAAGAATGCAGTTGATCTTGTTGATCTTGAAACTTTCCAAGACTCTAAAAGTCGCGTAATTCTTTCAGGAGTTAAGTTTGTGCCATTTGATTTTAAAACCATTTGTGGCATTGGCTCTTTAGCATACATTTCAGCTGCTTTTTCTAATTCGGCTGCTGCTTTAATTGTGCGACCTGCGCGATTAAGTATTCCTTCGTCCAAACCATTGAATACAATTAAACTGCCCAAACCAAATGGCGGCACGCGCTTTTGATCGACTGTGTAGTATTCGATCTCAGTCGAATCAGCATTTAATGATGCGAATACTCTACTAGGAGCAATTCTTGTCCATGCTCTTATTCTTGAAGCATCTGTTGAAGCATAAGCATCCATTACCATTCCATAAGCTACGCCATAAAGTAAAAGATCCTCAGCGATCCAAGCATAAATTGCTGAACCTGCAACTCTTGGATCTGGTTGCATAATTACGCGATTTGGTCTTACATGTTCATTTGTAAAATGATTGTATTGCTCAAGAGGGAGCGAACCAACTGTTGAACAAATTATATTTCTTGCGCGTGCTCCCGAAGGGATAGCCATAAACTGTTCACGCGTTGCAGTTGTTGTTCCAAATAAAATTCCACCAACTAATTGTTGTGAATTGTAAGGTGCTAATGCAGCAGCTACATCAACTGAATTATCTGGTTGAGTTGCTCGAAATCTATCTAATAATCCCATTAGCATATAATATACCATAAAGTCAATATATTATGCTATTTGAATATCAACTTCCGTTTCTACCTGTGTTGCAAAATAGGTTGCTAAAGCAGATGCCACAGCTGCACAAACTGCGACTCTACTTGCACGCCTTCCGATGATCCATGACCCATCCCCATAGGGCAGTTTCGCAGCGGAAAGTGTTTGTTGGGTCAATTCGTCTTGACCCCCGTGCTGTAATCGATGGGAATTGATTGCGCCTAACCACCGATCACACGATTCAGCATATATCGCCCCATCCATATCTGTAATGGGAATTCCAGCAGGAACTAGCCGACTTGCGACAGCTTGTGCAGTCCTTTTGGAATAAGCGACAGTCTGAACATTATATTTTCTTACATACGGCGCAATATCGTTTGCAACCGCTAAATCATTGATTGAATAATCATTTGACCATGTATGAAGTAAAATTAAATTAAATTTCTCTCCTGGCAATTTTTGAGTAGCCACTAATGCAGCAAATTTACGATCTGGACTTAAATCTAATCCAAACCATGTTTCTTTGTCAGGATCTAATGGTATTGGGTCAGTTTTGCACAATTCCCACTTTTGAGCATCAATAGCTGAATTGATTGTATCTACCCATTGACATAAAACTTCTGTTCGCACAATATCCGGTGGATCATTGATAACTGCTTTTAAGTTATCTGGATGAATTGTTATTCCTAAAGATGGATTGGCTTGAGCAAATGCTGGCCAGTTAATATCACCCGACGGAAGGGTAATCGGTGCATCTGGCTCGGCACTCCACTCAAACC